GATCGACAACCGGATTGAATTGCTGATCCTGCAACATCCGCAGGAGCAGGATCGATTGCTGGGAACGGCGCGGCTGGCGGCCCTCCATTTCAAGAAGGCGATGCTCAAGATCGGCTTGTCGTGGCCAAGCCTGTCCAAGATTCTCGGCCGAAGCGTCGATCCGCAAGACTGGGCGGTGTTGTATCTCGGCTCCGCAAAGGTGGCTGATCTGGACATCGATCGCGACATCGTCGTCATCGACCGCAAGGGCCAGCCTGAGGACAATCAGCGCGGCATCCTCAAATCCATCGAAGGCGTCGTGCTGCTCGATGGAACATGGAGTCAGGCCAAGGCACTATGGTGGCGCAATGCCTGGATGCTGAAATGTCACCGCATTATTCTCGCGCCCGCTTCAGCATCGCGATACGGCAAACTGCGCCGCGAGCCCCGCGCAGACGGGCTATCGACAATTGAGGCGGCGGCGATGCTGATCAGCCGGCTTGAAAATCGAACCGAGATCGAGACGAGGCTCAATGCGAGCTTCGAACGGATGCTCGGCGCTTATCGTGCGGCGCAGGCCACGATGCCTGAATTGATGCCGAAGCCGAAACCCAAGCGCGACTTCCGCCGCCGCAAGCGGCACTGACGCATTCAAGATTCAAGGGAAACTGGAGGCCACGACCGGAATTGAACCGGTGTACACGGTTTTGCAGACCGTTGCGTCACCACTCCGCCACGTGGCCATCCTGCGGGCCGTATAGCCCAGCCGCCGGAAGCGGGCAACTGGGGCCCGCCGATTTCGTGTTTAAGCCCAGCGGCGACGGTTTTTTTGCCTGTTGAATTCGATTTGTGTCACCCCGTTCCACCGTTCTCGCTCCTGAAGCAACAGCCGGGTCGCATTCCGTGCGGCCGGGCGCCCAAACAAAAATCCCTGCGCCTCGTCGCATCCGATCGAGCGCAGGAATTCAGCCTGTCCATTGGTCTCGATGCCTTCGGCCACAATCCTCATGCCGAGGCTATGGCCAAGATCGACAATCGATTTGACGATGATGGCTGTGTCGCCGCCTTGGTTCAATTCATTGATGAACGACCGGTCGAGCTTGATGCATTGAATGGGCGCGTCGCGCAGATGGGTCAGGGAGGCATAACCGGTGCCGAAGTCGTCGAGCGAAATGACGATGCCTTGATCGCGCAGGGTCTGGAGCGCTTCGTTCACCGCCGCCGTCTCTTTTCCCAAAATGGTATTTTCCGTGACTTCGATTTCCAATGCGGTCGCAGGAAGGTTCAAGGACGACAGCCGTCCGAGCACGCGGCTGTGAAAGGCGCCATCGGCAAAATCGTCTCCGGTGACGTTGATCGCGATGCGGCCGGGAGTGAGACCGTCCGCGCGCCAAGCCACGATATCCGAGGTGACGAGGTTCACCATGGTCCGCCCGATCCGCGCCGACGATGCGGGGTCGCGCAACGCCGGCAGAAACTGGTTCGGTCCCAGAATCGTGCCATCGACCGCTTCAATACGGCAAAGCGCTTCAAACCCCAGAAGCTGACCCGTCTTGAGATCGATCTTGGGCTGATAGAAAGGCACAAGATGATTTTGCTCGATCGCGGCGGCCACGAGATCGATGGCATGACGCTTGTCGTTGAACAGATCGCCGATCTCCGGGCGAAACGATACGAACGAACTTCGATGGGATCGTTTGGCCTGATAAAGCGCGATGTCGGCCTTTTGCATCAAATCGGCGGCCGTGGGGGCGTCCACTGGAAAGCTGGCGCAGCCGAATGTGCCGGAAATCTGAAGGCGCTGCGTATCGACGACGATCGGCTTCTGAATGGACATCAACAAAGCCCGAACGATGATTTCGATGTCGGCGGGAGCCCGCATGCCCTCCAGAAGGACTGCGAACTCGTCACCGCCAAGGCGCGCATGAAAAGCGTCGTTTGGCAACGTCGACTCCAGACGGCGCGCAATCTCGCACAGGACGCCGTCGCCCGCGGCATGACCGCGCGTATCGTTGATCTCTTTAAAGCCATCGAGATCGAGGATCAGGATCGTCAAACCGCCTTGTTCGCCACTCGCGCGAGCGAAGGCCTCGTCGAGGCGAACCGTCCATGAATGGCGATTGGGTGCGCCGGTCAGTGCATCGTAGTGCGCCGCGCGCCACAAGGCTTGTTCCGCCAGTCGATCGGCGCTGACATCGCGGATCGCGCTGAAAATCCGAACGACTTTGCCGTTTCGTTTTTCCGTTTCCACGATGCGATGGGTCCAGCGCGCATTGCCTTTCGCAGTTATGATATCGCCGAGGATCTCGTAACCCTCTCCGGTTTCTTCGGCGTTTCGATAGCGTGCAGCCACGAGGTCGAGATCGCTGAGCGGAAAACGCGCGTGCATATCGTCGATATGCAGAATTGTGCCGACGGGCAGTTCGTGGATGCGGCAGGCTTCGTCCGACAGGACAAAAGTTCTCGATTCCGGATCGAACTCCCACGATCCAATCTTTGCAATTTGTTCGGATTGTTCGAGCAGCCGCGTTTTTTTCCACAGCTCACGTTCCCCGACCGCAGCTTTTTCCGCGATCTGAAACGCCTGAACCGAGCGTGCGTGTGTCTCAAGCAGGCCTTCAACCACACGTCCCAGATATTTCAGGGTCTCGGCAATTGCAGGATCGGAGCCCCGTGGATCGCGATCGGTCACGCAAAGAGTTCCGACTTTGCAGCCGTCCTGATCGGCGAGGGCGACTCCGGCGTAAAAGCTGGTGCCACGCTCGGTAACGAAGGGATTATCGCAAAAGCGCGGGTCGCGGGTCAGGTCTTCGACGATTAGCGGTTCAGCCTGCAGCAGCGTGTAATTGCACAGCGAAATGGCGCGCGGCGCATCGGCGCGATCGAGACCGCGGACCGCCTTGAACCAGTGACGATCGCCCTCCATCAGCCCGATCACGCCGGCGCGGCAATTCGTTATTCGCGTGGCCAGGGTCAGGATGGCGTCGAACTCGGGCGCGCGAGGGGTGTCGACGATTTTTAATCGGTCGAGCGCGGCCAGCCGGTCGGCTTCATCGTGGGGAAGAGGGAATGAAGCACTCACGGGCTCGATATCCGGAACGGGGGCGCGTCCGGTAATTTTGCTTCCAAAATCTTAAAAAACTCACGTTCGTTTGCGCCATTTGCGGCTGGTTTGGGCGATTTTTCCAAGATTTCGCACGCCAAGCCGCGTGACTTTGGGCTTTGAAAGACTCGGCGCCTTTGTTATACGCGGCGCGTTGCTGGCCAACACTGTTCCTCGGTAGCTCAGCGGTAGAGCATTCGACTGTTAATCGAATGGTCGCTGGTTCGAATCCAGCCCGGGGAGCCACTTTCAGGCATTATACATAAGCGATATCAGATAGTTATACAGTGTCGTTGACGCCTTACACGGCCATCTGGCATAAAAACGTGTAACAAAACGTGTAACATTTGATCGGTTCCGCAATGCCCGAACGGCTGTTCGATCGCAACGGAGTTTGGCACTACGCGCGCCGCGTTCCTGCCGAAGTCGCGCACCTCGATGATCGCGTCATCGTTCGACATTCAACCAAAATTCGCGTCAAGAAAGATCCGCGGGCCGCGCGCGCATCGCTCGTTGCCGATCAACTCGACAGCGATCTCGAGGCCTATTGGCGCGTGATCTCTGGCGGCCGTTCAATCGACGCCGACAAAGCCTACAGCGCGGCCGTGGCGCGAGCCCGCGCGATGGGTGTCAGCTATGTACCGGCAAAACAACTCGCATCAGCGCCGCTCGAAGACATCGTCACAAGGCTGGAAGCGCTGCTTCATCGCAACGTCGCCCGCGATCCCGTGTCGCAAGACGCCGTACTCGGCATTCCGATCGCAGTGGATGAGATTCCGCTCTCGAAGTTGCGCACGACTTTCGAGACAGAGTTTGCGACCGAGTTGACGGATCTGTCGCCCAATCAAATGCGCAAATGGCGCAACCCGAAAGATCGCGCGATCGAGAATCTGAAAGCCGTGGTCGGCGACAAGCCGATCCACAAACTCACGCGTGATGATGCGATGGATTTTCGCGCATGGTGGAAGGCCCGCATTCTGGCCGAAGGTCTCGATCCCGACACAGCCAACAAGGACATCGGGCATCTGGCGAAGATGCTGCGCGAACTGAATCTGCTGAAACGTCTCGGATTAGAGGCAATCTTCGCCGAGTTGCGCTTCAAGGGAGGCTTCGAGAATTCCCGGCTGCCCTTCACGCGCCAATTCGTGCAAGACGCCATCCTCGGTTCCGGCAAGCTGATGCAGTTGAACCCCGAGGCGAGGGGTGTCGTCATGCTGATGGCCGGCAGCGGCTGTCGCATCGCGGAGGCGATCAACCTCAACGAGGCCACGATCCGTCTCGACGTCGACATTCCCCACATCCAGGTGCGCCCCGACGGGCGCCGGATGAAGACGCCTCAGTCGAAGCGAGACGTGCCCTTGTGCGGGGTTGCGCTCGACGCGATGCGCGCCAACCCGAACGGTTTCCCGCGCTATCACGATGGCGAGGACAATTTGTCTGCAACCGTCAATGCGTTTATGACGGACAACGGCATGCGGCCGGAAGAAATGCACAGCCTCTATTCGCTCCGCCATACGTTCCGGGATTCGCTGGTCGAGCTCGAGGCCGGCGACGAGATGATCGACAGCCTCATCGGGCACAAAAAGAAAGGCGCGAAATACGGACTAGGGCCGTCGCTCCCGCTCAAGCTGAAGTGGTGTCAGGCGGTTGCGTTTCAATAACGGCCGACCGGCCAGGGGATCCTCCCCGTATCACCGCAAACGTCGATAAGCTGCGTGATTAAAGGTCGGAATCGCTATAGAAACTAAAAAGGTCATAAAAAATGCCCCGTTTTTCTCAATGGGGAACAGCTTATTCGCTTTGATCCGGTTCGCTAGTCGTTTCTGACGATAGAGGAAGGTTTAGCGTCGGTGGTGGCCGTTTGCGCACGCTCTCGGCAACGGACTCATCGCGTTTCCGGATCAGTTCTTTGAATTCTTCGTCAGTTGGTCTCGGCTTCACGATGCGATGGCCTTTACGGCTTCAGTGTTTTTATAAAGCTCAATGCGGCGCTGCGCCTTCAGCTTGACGTCACTGTTCTGCATCCCGTCCAGCTCGCGCTCCAGGCGATCGAAGATCGGGGCCAGCACTGCGGCGTCCTCGGGCGATCGCTGGCTGATAATCACGGCAAGCAGCAGCGTGGCGCGCTCAACGCGCTCTGGCGTCATTGGCTGCCGCGGCTCGGTCATGGGGTCCGTCGCGCGTCCGCCGCCGCTGTCGCGGCGGCTAAACAAGCTGCAGGTGGTCACTGCGGCCCCGCGCCCCAATGCCGACGCACGAGTTGTCCGGCCAGCGGCCGACGTACGCGCAGCGCGAGCCCGCGTTGCCGTCGTCGAACCAGGACCCGCCGAAGAGGGACGCGCGCGGCGCGTCGGGATCGCCGTCGTGGCCCCACACCCACATGTTGCCGGTGGCCTGCATCAGGCCGAACCGGCTGGTGCGCGCCGCATCGAGCTTGGTAATTTTCGGGTCTTTGGGGGCCGATGTCTTTTCGGTCACGCCAAACGCGGCGTCGCGGAACTCGTCATGGCTCAACAAAGTTTTGCCGTGGTGCTTCATCACGTCGACGGCCGTCTTGTAGTCAAGCCCCGCGAAATATTTGCCGTTGGGTCTGATTGGCGGATCGTCGCCGTCCGCGATCGTCACATCACATTTGCTCGTTCCGTCGACAAGGTGGTCGACGCCGAGCAGATAGATGTCGCACCAGAACGGTTTGATCGCGGCCGTCTCAACGCGGGCCATGCCGCGAGGATCAGCGCATGACGGACGAAAGTTGATATCCCAAATTGAAAACGGATTGATCGCCGGTGTCGTGTCCCCGCCCGCCCGCGCCAATGCTTTGCCACCAGGCGCGAAATGAAAGCCTCCGAGCAAAGCTCCCGGCGAGGTCGATGCCGCTGGCGAAGCATCCAGCTTGATGGCCGCGCCCACACCATCCGCGACGGTGACGGCATAGTCACAACCGGGCATAAGTCCGCCCGCAGGCATGACGACCGGAGCATCCTCCGTGAACGTATAGCCGGCGAAACGGGTGCCGGCTTTGATCGAGATCGTGTTCGGTCCGGTGACGAACAGCGCGGGGCTGGACGGGTCTGCCTTCACCAGCATCTGCGCGGCGTGATCGGTCTTGAGGTTTTTTGCGGGTGAATTCATGTCGGCGTCTCCGTGTGATGTGGTGTTGTTATGGCCGTGAAGCGTGTGCAGCCTCTCGCCCGTCAAACGTTCGCGCGGCTGTACACGCGCTTGCCCATCGGGCCGCTCATGTGCAGGCGGCCGTTGCGGACCAGTTCGGCCAGCACATGCCGCACGGTGGCGCGCGCGAGAATGTCGATGCGCGCGGCGATTGCGCCAGAACTAAGCGCCTCGCCATCGCCGATGGCTTTGAGGACGCGGTCGCTGGCCGAGATGCTGATCGCCATCAGTTGAGACCCGATAACGCCTGGGCCTGCTCACGCGCCGCGGCGACATACTTGTCGATCTGCGCCGAGGTCCAGCCCAACACCTCAAGGTCGTCGCGAGTGATGCCGCCTTCGCGAAGCGCTGCCTCGCGCATGTCGCTCGCCATTTGGCGCGTGATCGCCGCGCCACTCAGCGAGGCGCGCGGACGGACCAGCGACGAGTCGATGAAGGAGGGAATGGCCGGCTGCAGGCGAAACGTGGTGGCAACGCCGGGATTGGCGGCGCGGCGAAGCGTGTGACTGCGGCGTGGCGTCATGGCGACATCCTTATGGGTGCGGGGAAGGGGATGACGATCGGGGCGGGCGGTGCGTCGCCCTCGCGCGTGTGACTTTGAGCGGAGGCGGCGCGCACGGCGGCATCAAAGCTGCGCAGCAGCCGAAACACCAGCGGGCTTTGCGGATGGGCGGCGTCCGCCGCGATCTGCAAAAGATTGCGGCGGCATTCGGCTGTGTGGAAGGCAGCGGCATTGGACATGGTTTGGTCCCCTCAGGCGAAACAGATGTAGCCGCCGACGCCGCGAAGGCGCATCACGCGATCGCCGAGTTCTGACATGCCGGCCTCGAATTCGGTGTCGCTCACCTCGCGGCCGAGAAACGTGGCGGCGGTGCTCTGAAGGGCGCGGCGCTTCATGCGGAAACCGGCTTCCAGCGATTTGTAGAGAGCGAGGGCGATTTCGGATTTGATCGGCTTGGATTGGACCATCTTGCGCTCCATCGTTGTCGGGTGTGTCCCGAGGTGATGGAGGCACATTCGCGATAATCGCAAATTTAGTCAACTACTAAATCGCGATAATCGCAAATAACGGATTTACACCGGTTTGCGACCGCATTTTGACCTTTTAAGCCGTTAACGAACCACTCAGAATCAAGTTGCCGGGCCTTTAAAATCGTGCCCTAATTCGGTCATATTTAAAAAGGGTGTAGAGTTGTGAAACGAATTTTGGCGGTTATTATTGTTTTCATGTCAATTTGCCCTGCGTTGGCTGGCGATCTCGCCGGTCCCATTTATCAACCGTCGGCGGTGGTGTCGCAGGTATACGACTGGAGCGGGCTCTACGTCGGCGCGATCGGCGGCTACGCCCGGGCCACCGGTGGCACCGCTGGTGCCAATGCCAGCTTCAATGGCGGCTTCGGCGGCGGCACTGTTGGCTACAACGCTCAAATCTCAAATCTCGTCGCGGGCGTTGAGGTCGAGGGTTCGGGATCTCGCATCGGACAAACCATTTCCTTGGGAGCAGGAGTTTCTGTGTTTGACAGGATCAATGCCTTTGGCTCGGCAACTGCTCGTCTCGGCGTGGCGCTCGACAATTTTCTGGTTTACGGCAAAGGCGGCTATGCGGTTGGACAGAATGAGCTTGGCGCAACCGCCGGTGGCGTGACCGCTTCAGAGACCCGCGTTCACGGCGGCTACGCGATCGGCGCTGGCCTGGAGTACGGCGTCACACGCAATATATCGGTCAAGGCCGAATACATGCGTTATCATTTCCAGAGCCAAAACTACCTGAGCACCGTATTTGTCGGCGGTCTCCCGTCCGGCACGCTTGATCTCGATACCGGCAAGATCGGCGTGAACTTCAGATTCTGAGATCGCGACACGTCGCTCCGTCTACGATGGATCTTGCCGACCGACAATCCGATGAGCTTCCCGCCAGAGTTTTTTGGAAAGCGTGAAGTCGTTCTTTTGTCCCGGCGGCGGGTTGTGCTGGGTGACATGCCAAAGATCCCCGGTTTGCCTGCGCAAGAGCTTCACGGTTGCGCGAACTTCGCCGCCCTCTGTTTCAGCATAAAAAATGTACGGCTTGTCTCCGACGTGCGGCAGATTCGGATTGATAACGGCCACGTGTCCGGGTCGAAATTCTGGGACCATTGAATCGCCAACAATGTACATTCCGTAGGCCCCCTTGACCTGCTGGACTTCGATCGGCCTTGGCCACCAGTCGACAGGCTCAACAGATCGAATGATTTCACCGGAACCTCCCTCAGCCGCACTAAAAATGCGGAAGTCCTTCGGCCCATACTGATCGCCGATGGGTGGTAGGGCAGTTTTAGAGCGTGCGACCGTTGGCGCAATTCCGGCGCGCGCTGCAGCCAAACCTGGTGGGTCATCTTCGAAAAACTCGGCCATCTTGACCAGTTCTTCAAAGGATATCTCGCGCGTCTCCTTAGAGCCGTCTCGATTCGTCATTCGTGTGATCACATCAGCGCGGACGCCCATGTAAATTGCTAACGCGCCACGCGCGCCGCGACCACGGGCATCGAGGTGATCAAGGAGCCATTGCTTCTGCGCATCACGTAAGTTGCTCATCTTATTAGTATTCGCGATATTCGCAAATAAATATATCGCGACAATCGCAAATTATGATTGACCGATACTCGCGATTATCGCAAAGACTGGGCCCATGCGCATGAACCCGGCCAAATCGATTCTCGACATCATCGGTTATGAAACCGCGGCGCGAGTTACCGGTAAGCATATTTCTCGCATCTACCGATGGACGTATCCGTCCGGCGTGCGCCAAGGAACAGGCGGAATCATTCCTCACGCCGACTCCCTCAAACTTTTAATGCATGCCCGCAAAGAAGAATTGCCCATTACGGAAGCCGATTTCATGCGGGCTCCGGAAGATGCTGACGATTCGGTTACAGCGAGCGAGGCGTAAGGCATGAGCGCGCTCAGCATCCGCTTCGCCGTCGGCGATGATGTCAAACGCCTGATCGCCCGGCTCAGATCATGTGCCGAGATCCTTCCACGCCCGCTCAAGGTCATCGAGAGTCTGCGCGGTCTCGGCGGCGCTGCCGCCGCTGTCGGGGCGTAGGTCATGACCGCACCGTCGTCCAATAGGCAGAACCGCGCAAATTACGTCACCGCAGATCATTGCGGCAATCGCCGCAGAGCCTTGCGGTTGAATTCCTCCGTCATGCAAAAATCGCGTGACTTGTTTCCGGTCAAGACCGCGCATCATCTTGCTGATCTCACAGGCTATTCGCTACGCGCCTGCGAATACTGGCTCTCCGGCGAGGTCGTCATTCCGGCGGACGCATTGGCCGAACTTTTGCGCAGCGACCGGGGCCGCGAGTTTCTGGCGGCTGTGATGGCAGATGCCATCCCTCGCTGGTGGATCGCGCTCACCGCGTTTCTCAAATCCATCGATCTCGCCTCCGAGCAGCGCGCCGCGCGGCGCAAGCTGAAGGCGCTTTTGGATGCCGACAGGAGAGCGGTCGATGCGCGCGCGATTCCGTATGCCGCGGTTTTTCAGGATGAAGAATTTTATGGCGCGCAGTCTGCGCCGGCTCGGGCTTATCCGGCTAGCGCGAAAGCTCGCGCCCTGGTGGGGATGACCCCGAAACGGGGAAGTCGTTCGTCGGATCAGCCCGGACCCAAACCCGCGCGCCGGTAGCGCAAAGTTTCGAATCCCGTCCTCGCAGGGCGGCTTGTGCGTGTTGCGGTGTTGCGTCTGCGTTTTGTTTTTTCTGATCCGCAAGGGGCGCAAAGCCATGTCACCGAACGCCGATCGTCTTCTCGATCTTGTGCAAGCCTGCGTACCCGATCCGATGCGGCTGGTGATGTTCGCGCTGTTCGCGATCTCGCTGGCACTGGGTGTGGGTGTCCTTCTGCTCGTGCGCGCGATCGACCGCGACCGCATCCGGATCGATGCGCCGGATTCGCTTTATGACCCGATGGCACAGCCGTTCGGCGACATGGCGGCGCTGCCGCGCGAGCACACACGGGTGCGGGCGCGATGAAGCAATCCAGACTCATGTCGATGGTGGAGACCGTCGGCAATACGGCGATCGGTTTCGGCGTCGCGATCGGCGCGCAGCTTCTGATCTTTCCGCTGTTCGGGTTTTCGCCGCCGCTGTCGCAGAACTTCATGATCGCGGGACTGTTCACGGTGGTGTCGATCGTGCGCGGCTATCTGCTGCGCCGGCTGTTCGAGGCGCTGCACATCCGCGTGCCGCTGTCGCCGTCGATGCAGGCCATCATCGCCGAGCGCCAGCGCCAGATGAGTGTCGAAGGCTTCGATGCGGCGCATGACGACAGTCATCTGCGCGGCGAGCTTGCGGCGGCGGGTGCCATGTATGCGCTCACGCCAGCGCGGCGGCAGTCGGCGGAAGTCGACAGGTGTGTGCATGGGCATCCCGGTCCCGACTGGCCGTGGTCACGGGAGTGGTGGAAGCCGCAGGACGATCGCCGCGATCTGGTGCGCGCGGGCGCGCTGATCCTCGCCGAACTCGATCGCGATCTGCGCAAGCGCCGAAAGGCCACATCATGAAACTGCCGCGCGCGAATTTTGCAGTCGAGAGCCAGGGCGGCGACGCACCCGCGCTTGCGGCCGCCGAGACCGACATCGCCCGCGCGCGGTGCGTGCTGATGACGCACGAGATGGTGGTTTCGGCGGATGCCGACATGGCGATCGTGCGCGTCAACGTCCCCGGACAGGTGGGACCCAAAATGTATGTGGGCATGCAGCCGTCGCATGCATTGAAGATGGCGGAGGCGTTTCGCCGCGCGGCGCTGCACGCCGACCCGAAACTGCGGCAAAGCGAACCGCTGAAAGTCATTGGAGGCGAGGGGACATGAGCATGTCGATCGGCAAGAATACCATTCAGGGGAAGCGGCCGCTCGAAATCATCGAACGGTCCGAGCAGTACGACGCCGACAAGAAGGATATCAGCGATCTCAATTCCGCGCTGATGGCGGCAGCAAAAGCGGAAGGCTTCAACACCAAAGCAATTTCGCTCTTGAAGCGCCGCCGCAAAATGAAACCGCACGACCGGCAGGAAGCCGACGCAATTTTTCAGACCTACGAGCACGCCATCGGCATGGATGACGAGCCGCCGCTGTTCCGGGCGCTCAGCGAGATGGCGAAGGATTCTCTGACGCGCGAGGGACTGCTGGAGAGTATGAAGCAGCTCGCGCCGCCGGAAGGCGACATCATCCTGCGTATGGGCGGCGAGCCGGTTCGCGTTTATCGCGACAAGGACGGCACAGCGCATGTCGAGCCCTATGTCGAGAAAGCGCGCAAGGCCGCTTCGGCCGACAATCCTGACTATCGCAAGGGCCAGCGACCGCCGCGCGAAGTGCCCGATGTGACGCTTGATGGCGCGTTTACCTATGGCGCGCAAATGTTTCGCGACAACCGACCCATCACCGAGAATCCGTTTCCGTTCGGCGATCCGCGCCGCGCGCGTTGCGATGAAGGCTACCGGAAAGAGTCGGGCTCTGACGGCATGGGCGAGAGCGAGGACTGATGTTTCGCAATCGATCAGACGAGCCGACACAGATCCATGAATTCGGCGACGTGTTCCTTCCGGATGAGGCGATGGAGCCGATCCTCGCCAAGCCGGTACGCAATGCGTTGCTGGAATGGCTGACCGAGATTTTCGCCAAGGACGAGCTCGATGCGATGAAAGTTTCGCCGCGGCGTCGGGCTTTGTTCGACGGACCGCCCGGAGTGGGCAAGACCACGCTTGCGCATCATCTGGCGGCGCGGCTGGGTCTTCGCATGCTGGCTGTGCGGCCGGACCGGATCATCCATAAATATCTCGGCAGCACCGGCCGCAACATCGGCGCGCTGTTCGATGCCGTGGCCGAGGAAGAGGCAACCGATCCTGTCGTTCTGTTTCTGGACGAGTTTGATGCCATTGCGATCAAGCGCAAGGAAACCGAACAGGCCGCCGGCGATGAGCAAAACGGCTGGGTCAATACGTTGCTGCAGCGAATCGAGCAACACGACGGCTTCATCATCGCGGCAACGAATCATGGCAATCATATCGATCAGGCCGTTTGGCGTCGCTTCGACATTCACATCACGCTGGAATTACCCGGCCAGTTCGAGCGCGAACGAATTCTGGCGCGCTATCTCGATCCGCTGGGATTGCCGAAATCCGAACTCTTTCAACTCGCGGACTCGCTTGGCAACGCGTCGCCCGCGCTGATGCGCCAGCTTTGCGAGAATCTGAAACGTCAACTCGTGATCGGCCCAAAGGTCGGCTGGAATATGCGCAAGGAAGCGCTGTTCGACCGCATGCTGGCGTCGTTCGGACCGCATCCTGATCTCGGCAAGCCGCGCCTGTGGAGTCACGGCAGCAAAGACATCGCGATCAAATCGCTGACATGGCCGCTCTCCCGCGCCGCCGACATTGCCGAAGTGGCAACCGAAAACGCGCATCAGGCCGATCCGGACAACGTCGTGCCGATCGGGAGGGCGTCGCTGTGACCGGAATTCGTATCACACTCGATCTGCATCAACACGCCGAAACGTCCGGCGACAAGGCCAACGGCTTTTGTGCAGAGGCGATTGCCGACGGCTTCGACAGCCCGGACGCGTTTCGCGACTACTTCGTCCCAAACCTGCACGAATCGCTTCGATGCGATCCTGTTCAGGTGGTGAGATGAGCAGCGCACCCGTGGAAGTCATGCTCGCCCTGCATAAAGAAACCGCCGGCGCGCGCCGCGTGTCGATCGACGGCGAGGATTCGCACGCGATCTGGATCGCCCGGCAGCACTTCAAATCCTTCCACGATATCGGCCGGACCACGTCCGGCACGGATCGTCACGGCCAGATCTTGCGACTGCCGATGGTCAACGTCACGTTGCCCGAATGGCTGGCGCAGAAAGAGGGCTTCATCTGATGTCATCTCTCGTCAAATACGATGAAGCTTGCCGCGCGCTGGCCGCCGCTGTTTCGGTCGATGAAGTGATGGCCCTGCAAGACACGGCCGAGATGATGCGCGCCGCTGCTCGCATCGCCAAGAACCGCGATCTGGAAATGCAGGCGATCGAGCTTCGCATGCGGGGCGAGCGGCGATTGGGCGAATTGATAGCGGCCCAGAAAAAAGAATTCGGTCTGAACCGCGGCGGTCGCCCCTCCGAGAAAACCTGTTCTCCGGAGGAACAGGTTTCTCAGGCCGGTACCTTGGCGGAAGCCGGCATCGATCGGAAGCTTTCCTCCCGCGCGCAAAAGCTTGCTGCCGTTCCCGCCGAGAAATTCGAGGGCATGATCGGCGCGTGGAAGGAAGAAAGCGCGCTCAACGATGCACGCTTGACGACCAATCTGTTGAAAGTGGGCGCTGAAGAAGAACAGCGGGTCAACCGGCGCAATCTGGCGAACGAACTTTCTGAAACCAGCTTCGAGCTATCCGGAACGAGGAAATATGCCTGCATCTACGCGGACCCGCCATGGCTCCGCAAGCAAGGGGTCACCAATCGATCCTATGAAAATCATTATCCCACGATGACGTGGGACGAGATCATGAAGGTGCCCGTCGCTGATCGTGTGCTGCCAGATGCGTGGCTGTTTCTCTGGATCCCGCGCGCGCACATGTTCGCGCTGCATAAGGTCACGCTCCCCATCGAGCTTGAGGGCGGACCAGAGGCGTTCGATATCGAAGTTGAACTTCCGTTGGCGTGGGCGATCGCGCGAGCGTGGGGCTTCGACAACTACTGCACGGCCTTTGTCTGGACGAAGACCGATGAAGAACACCCGGACGATATCGGCGGCGGCATTCTTGTCCGCGATCAGGATGAAATCCTCCTGATGTTCAAACGTGGCACGGGATTACCGAAGCCCCGCTCGGATGAGAAGTTCACAAGCAATCATCGCGAGCGCGCCCGCGAGCATTCTCGCAAGCCAGATCACTACCGCAAGATGATTGCTTCGATGGCCGGCGTTCGAGTTCTCGAGCTCTTCGCGCGCGTCGATCAAGACAACCCGCTTCCGCCCGGATTCGATGCGTGGGGAAATCAAGCTCAAGAAGTTTCACGTGAAATAAAAACTATGGGCCATGAGTCATCCGATGCGGTTTCGGCGTCAGCGGCAAATTTGCCTGTCGATGGTCCGCTCGATATTCCGCCGTTCCTCCGTCGCAATGCGGAGGTTGCGTGATGCGCGAACTGATCGTCGATAATTTCGCGGGCGGGGGAGGCGCGTCGACCGGCATTTACATGGCGCTCGGCATTTCGCCGGACATCGCGATCAATCACGACGACGTCGCGCTGGCGATGCACGAGGTCAACCATCCCGACACGAAACACCTTTGCAACAACGTCTGGAAAATCGATCCGGACGACATCGATGGTGATATCGGGCTCGGCTGGTTCAGTCCGGACTGCAAACATTTTTCCAAGGCCAAGGGCGGCAAGCCCGTCGAGAAGGGCATCCGCGATCTGGCCTGGGTCGTTGTTCGCTGGGCGAAGCGCCGCAGAGGCGGACCGCGCGTCATCATCCTTGAGAACGTCGAAGAGTTTCAGACGTGGGGACCGCTGGGTGCGGACAACAAGCCCGACACGGCGCTGAAGGGCGACACGTTCCGTCAATGGACGAACGAACTCCGCAAGCTTGGCTACAGGCTCGAATGGCGCGAGCTTCGCGCCTGCGACTACGGCGCGCCAACCATTCGCAAGCGCCTGTTCCTGATCGCCCGCAATGACGGCGAGCCGATCGTCTGGCCCGAGCCGACGCATGGCGATCCGAAATCGGCAGCCGTAACGTCAGGCAAGCTGAAGCCATGGCGAACGGCCGCAGAAATCATCGACTGGTCGATGCCTTGTCCGTCGATCTTCGAAACGTCCGAAGAGATCATGGCGAAGTTCGGCCTCCGCGCTGTCCGGCCCCTTCAGCCCGCGACGATGGCGCGCATCGCCAAGGGCGTGAAGCGCTACGTTCTCGACGCGGCGAAGCCATTCATCGTCAACCTCACGCATCAGGGCGGCGACCGGACCGAATCCGTCGAAGACCCGATGATGACCGTGACCGGCGCGCACCGCGGCGAAAAAGCGGTCGCCGTCCCGTTCGTGACTGGCGTTGGCGGACGCATGGGGCAGACCGAACCGCGCAATGCGGATGCGCCGGTCCAAACGCTGACAGCGAAAGCCGACAGCGTTGTTGTCACTCCGTTCGTCAGCGCGGCTCAGCATGGCGGATCATCGCGAGAGGCGGGAGAGCCGATCCATACGATCGCCGCGTCACGCAAAGATCAAAATCAGATCATCGTTCCGACGCTGGTCCAGACAGGTTACGGCGAGCGCGAAGGCCAAGAACCGCGCGTGCCTGGTCTCGACAAGCCGCTCGGCACCGTGGTGGCCGGCGGCGTGAAACACGCTCTGGTCGCGCCGCATCTGCAGGTCATGCGCAATGCGCAGAAGCCGCACACAGCGGGCGATGAGCCGACACACACCATCACCGCGGGCGGCGCGCATATGTACACCGTCGCCGCATTCCTCGCTCAGCACAACATCGACAGCCGAACCGGCGAAGGCCATCCGGGACGTTCGGCAGAAGAACCAGTCTCCACCATTCTGCAAACCGGATCGCATCAGGGGCTGGTTGCCGCGAATCTCCTGCGCCAGTTCGGGACTGGCGTCGGCTCATCACTGGAAGAACCTGCACGCACGGTGATGGCGGATGGCGCCGGCAAAACGCAACTGTCTGCAGCATTCATCTCGAAATATTACGGGACCGGCGAGGGCCAAGACGTTTCCGGTCCCGCACACACGGTCACCACGAAGGATCGTCTCGGCGTGGTGACCGTCGATATCGACGGCGAGCCTTATGTGATCACCGACATCGGCATGCGGATGCTGACGCCGCGCGAACTGTTTCGCGCACAGGGTTTCGATGACAGCTACATCATCGACCGCAGACCTGACGGCAGGCCGATCACGAAGACCGATCAGGTCTCGAAGTGCGGCAACAGCGTTTGCCCGCCGATGGCCGAAGCGCTGGTGCGCGCGAATTTCAAACCGCGCGAGATCGCGCGGCGCGCTCCGCCGGATTTCTATCTGGAGGCGGCGGAATGAAACAGATTCCATTGTGGACCGCGCCCGAAGTCGAGCGGCTGTTGCGACTGGCCGATGCGCATGACCGGAACTGGCAAAAGGTGGCATTGAGGATGCCCGGCCGCACCGCCGTGGCCTGCCAGATCCGCTTCTACATGCCGCCGCATCTGCGCGTATCGGGTTTGCCGCGCCCCGCGCCTCCGCCATCGGCGGCTTCATCAGCGTCCGATGCCATCACAGCGCGGTTGAAAACCGAAGCGGCCCGTCGCGCGGCGCTGACGCACACCACCATCACGGCTGCCGTCCTGGGCGATCCTCTGCCCGGACGCAGCGCGCTCGATCAGAAACGGGCATCGATTTCGCAAATCACCTTACCGACCCTGCCGGCGGGTGGCCGGATTCACATGGAGACGTGACACATGACCGCGACCGCAAAGGCAAAGCCAGTTGAGACCGTGTTACTGCCGACGCTGACGAAAGAAGACCCGTCGTCGCCCGCGATTTACGTGAGCCACCGCGCCGCTGTCGGCATCAAGGCCGGAACATCGTTCAACGGGACAACGTTCGACCGGGACACGCCCGTGACGTTCCCCTCGGGGCATCCCGTCGCGGGGACAGACTACGCGGTGATCTGCGATCTTGGCACGCTCAGCATCGTGCCGATGACGACGTTGACCGACGCTGTCATTGGCGGCTTTCATTTTACGCCCGGCGGCAGCGCCTCCGCGCGCGCCGGCGGCGATGACATACCTGCGATCAATCCGTTCTCGGTGTGGGATCGCAACTTCCGTCCCGCATGCGCCGATCCCCGCGGCATGGTTCGCGTTGAATCCGCCACGATCAAACCGTTCTGGTGCGACATCTATCTGACGGGTGTCGCGCACTTCAGTATGGGGACGAGCAAGCTCGGCGTTCCAATTGCCGACGGCGACGATTGCCCCGTTGATCCTTCGACCGGCAAAGCGTTTCGAAAGTTCGATTACGACACCGCGTGCAAGGTGATGGCGCATCACGGCAAGGGACTTCTCAGCTTCGAGGAATTCGCCTGTGCCGCGATCGGCGTTACGGAAAAGACCGCCGCCGCTTCCAAACCGAAGATCACGAAACTGGACGCGGCGCGCACGAGCCGCTTCGGCCTGATGCAGGCCACCGGCAACATGTGGGTGTGGGGCCATGACGGAGATCCCGACGAGCCGCGCGCGTCCCTCTTCGGCGGGTCCTGGATCGTCGCCGACAACGCGGGCTCGCGCTACGCGGTCGTCGACTTCTGGCCGGGCAGCTCGAGCGGCAGCATTGGTGCGCGGGGCCGCAGTGATCACCTGCAACCTGTCTAGCCGTCGCGACAGCGGCGGCGGGTGATCCACACCATGACGATCGTCAGAGACGAAAACACTTCAACCGACGCTCTGGCGATCGTCGAAAAATACGAGGCCTTCGTGAGCTACATTTATCCGGTTCTTCAGACGTGCCCGCGCAAACATGGCGTCCTTCGGGACGTTGTGTTGCGCGCGCTGTTCGAGCCGATCGGGGGTCTCTATTACGCCGCGAAATCGCGACAGGTGTCACGGCTTCACGCCGTCGATGCCGAGTTCGCGACGCTGCGGTCTCATCTTCGCTTCCTTGCCACCAAAAACATCAAAGCCATCTCAACCCACCAACACGAAACAGCGCTCAAGCTGCTGTCAGAGCCGGGACGGATGCTGGGTGCATGGCAACGGAAGCTTGGAGGGCAGGCGGGGAAATGATGCAGCCGCGCGCGTCCATCTTCGGCGGGTCCTGGATCAACGACGACAACGCGGGCTCGCGCTACGCGAACGTCGACAACTGGCCGGACAACTCGAACGACAACATTGGAGCGCGGGGCCGCAGTGACGACCTTATGGCTTGCGCGAAACGTCGCGGACGTCGCTCGGCGACGCGTCGCGGAAGACGGGCTCGGATGCGATCACGGTTGCTCCGGCCGGCCACGGCGCGCATGCGGCAGGCCGCATGCGCGCCCGCACAAAACCAAGGTTGGTGGTCAGCCCGCGTGTCCTGCTTCGGCGAACACGCTTCACGATCCGGCAGAACGGGGCGTAGCGCGCAAGCGTCGAGACCCGCGGCCGGTTTTTCTTCTTCGGGTGTCGCATGACGAAGCGATATCGCAATCTCATCGGCCAGATCACATCGCCCAAGACGATGGAAGCCGCGCTGCGGCTGACGTCCGCGGGCAAGCGTCTTACGCCGGGGTATCTCGACTTCAAGGAATTCAGCGCACTGAACCTCCACGACCTCGCGTGCGAGATGCGCGACGGAACCTATGTGTCCGGCGCGCCGCACGAATTCCACATCTTCGATCCGAAGCTGCGGTTGATCTCGGCGTTGCCGTTTCGCGATCGCGTGGCGCAGCAGGCGCTGTGTCTGGTCATCGCGCCGATCTTCGACCGGGCGCTGTTGCCGCGCGCGTTTGCCTGTCGTCCGGGGAAGGGAACGCATGCCGGCGTGACGCTGCTGCAATCCGACGTGCGGCGGGAAACACGGGCGGGCGAAGCGTTATACTTTTTGAAAACCGACTTCTCGGCCTATTTCGCATCGATCCAGCGTGATGTTCTCTGGCGGCTGATCGAGGCCAAGATCAGTTGCCGCGCCACGCTGACGTTGATCGAAGCGATGGTACCACGCGACGGCATCGGCCTGCCGATCGGCAGTCTCACCTCGCAGATTTTCGCCAACGTCTATACCGGCGCCACGCTCGACCGGCATCTGCAGCAAGCCTTGGGTGAGCGCCTCTGGGTTCGCTACATGGACGATCTCGTGGTGCTGGGCCGCAGCCCGGCGCATCTGCGCGCGGTGAAAGCGAGCATCGAGGATTTCTCCCGCCGCGAACTGGGCTTGCGGTTCTCAAAGTGGTCGATCGCGCCGGTCAGCCGCGGAATCAACTTCCTCGGCTACCGCATCTGGCCGACGCACAAGCTGCTGCGGCGCGACAGCGTCACGCGCGCGCGGCGCAAGATCGCGGCGTATCGCAAAGCGGGTGATCACAAGCGGCTGGAGACGTTCCTCGCCGCATGGCTCGGCCATGCGCGCTGGGCGGACAGCCGGAATCTCATTCGCAGTCTGGGGCTCGCCGTATGACCGCTTCACGCAAATCGATCTCGGTCATCAACGATGCGTATCATGCGCTGTTCGTGGGTCGGTATTATGCCTTCAATCGCTTCGCCGTCTTGCGCAGATCCTCGTTGATGCGCGCCTGCCAGCCCGCGCCGGTCGCGCGGTATGCCTCGATCACGCCTGGATCAAGCCGCAACGTGATCGCCTTCTTGCGCTCGTCGATGGGCAAAGACGGCCGGCCGCGCCGGATGACCTTGTTGCCTTGGCGCAAGGTGGCTGACTCGAAATCCTGCGCGGTCCATTCCGGCGCATCTTCATATTCTTCCGGCTGGATGACGTGGCGGTCAATCTTTCGCAAACTGCTGTTGATAGATCGCTTTTTCGCGGCCATTGCACTTCCTCATGCTGATGATGTGGCGGGCCTCGCCACGCGGGGTCCAGACAATCATCACCATCCGGCCCGCGAGAAATCCGATCGTTTGAAAACGGTCTTCGCCGTAGTCGCGCCGGGTATCCAGTTTCGTCAACGTGACGCCCGCAAACACGATCTCCGCATCCTTGAAATCGATGCCGCGTTCCGCGCGCGTCCTGACGTATTTCTTCAGGTCGTAGGTGAATGTCATGAGAATAAATGTAACTCTCTTAAATCACGCCGTCAACAATTAAATGCAGTTACAATAAATAATGCCGCGAGGGCCTATGACGCATTCTCGGCGAAAACTTCGAGAAGAGCGGCATGACGACCTCACGCTTTGCCGGCATCGGCGGACATCACAGCAACCGGCCGCAGACGATCGAATGGCTGACGCCGCCCGCGATTCTCGACGCGCTGGGCGGTCATCGATCGTTCGATCTCGATCCGGCGACGCCCGACATCCAGCCCTGGCCGACGGCCCGGCATCGCTTCACCAAAGCCGATGACGGCCTCTCGCAAGACTGGTTCGGTCGCGTCTGGCTGAATCCGCCCTACACGCACGGCATCATCGGCCGCTGGCTGGACAAACTCGCGGATCATGATCGCGGCACCACGATCATTTTCGCGCGCACCGAGACCGATGCGTTTTTCCGGCACGTGTGGGAGCGTGCGAGCGCACTGTTGTTTCTGCGCGGGCGGCTGAATTTTCACACCCCCGATGGCGCGCGCGCGAAAGCCAATTCCGGCGCGCCGACCGTGCTCTGTGCCTACGGCACGGCGGACGCTGACATTCTCGCGTTCTGCGGGCTAAATGGTCATTTCGTGCCGCTGCGGTTTCCACGGTCCGTTTTGGGCGCGGCGCTGGCGAGCGAGACATGGCGCTCGGTTGTCGCCGCGGCGCTGCGTGACGCGCGCGGACCTGTCGCGCTGGCCGATCTTTACCGCATGATGGCGGATCATCCGAAATCGAAACACAACCCGCACTGGCGCGCGAAACTGCGTCAGGTGTTGCAGCTCGGGCGCGGGCGCGATTTTGTTCACGTCGGCCGCGGACAATGGAGCGCGGCATGAAGGACACCACGCGACAGATCGTCGAGATGGCGCAGCGCCACCCCGGCCGGGATTCCTATCAGCTGATCGCGGATGCTGTCGGCGTGACCCGCAACGCGGTCGCGGGCGCGCTGTTCCGGATGCGGCATCCGGCCGCCGGTTGCCGCGCGAAAGGCGTCTCGCATAACAAGACCGGCACAGGTTTTCGGCCTGCGCGCTACTGGCCCGAGCGGACAGCCTCGAGGCGCAAATCATGAGCGTCTATGTCGACGACGTGCGCCACGCTTTCGGGCGCATGGTGATGTGCCACCTGTGGGCCGACACGCTGGATGAACTGCTGGCGATGGTGGATCGCATCGGCGTGCCGCGCAAATGGCTGCAACAGCCGCCGCATGCCGCATGGGTTCACTTCGACATCAGCCTTTCGAAAAAGCGGCTGGCGCTCGAGGCGGGCGCGATCCTGACCGACAAATACGGACCGCTCGAATTTCTGGCGCGGCTGAATGGCGACCAGATGAAACTGGATCAGATCGCCGCGCTTCGGGCGCGGCATGCGACGGCTGCGGACTGACGAAAAATTTTGTGCCGGTTGCGTCGCGTTCTTTTTCCCACAAGCTTTTCGAGAGACTGACACATGAGCATCGATGCCGACGCGTGCGCGATTTCGCCCGCCAGAAGGTGCGCCGCATGATTATCCGGCGCGTCAAAACCAAGAATTTCGTTCAGCTGGAAAACGCGCTCGTGCGTGACCAGAATCTGACGCTCGATGAGCATGGCATGCTGCATTACCTGTTGTCGCTTCCAGACGACTGGGAAGTGAGCCGGCACAACTGCGCCAAGTTCTGGGGCATCGGACGCGACAAGGCGGCCCGTATCTTCCGCAGCCTGCGCAAGCGCGGCTGGGCTCAGGTGGAACGTGTGCACGGCGACGACGGCACGTTTCTCGGCGTGCGCTGGATCATCACGGACGAACCGGGCGAGCCGATCGACGACGCTGCGCTCGATGCCGAAGAAGCCGCCGACGATGAGGCCGATCCGGTTCCGTCACATGTCGCCGAAGAAACTAGTGCCCGAGACGCTGTCGAGCAATCTGCCGATGAAGCTGTCGCCGCGCCGGCAACCGCGCACCATGATACGCCTTTGCCGTGCGACGGGTTACCCGTGACACGGGTTAACCGGGATACGGGTAAGGCGTATCATGGCTATATAGACTCTAAGAAAACAGAATCTTACGAAAACAGAGATTCACGAACACCGCCCAATGCAAATCCGCAAACCTCATGCGCTGATCCTCCGACGAAAACGGGCGGGTGTGCGTTTTCGGATTTGCTCAGGGTCTGGCCTCCCGACGTGGTTCTGAGCCGTGTGGCAGCGGAAAAGGCCTGGCAACATCTCTCGACGACAGATCGCAGGCGCGCCAACGACTGCGCGCAGAGCTATCTCGACGATTGCGCCCGGCAAAGCCGGAAGGTCTGCGACCTGACGACGTATCTGCGCGAGAAGCGTTTCGAACGTTTCGCGGATTCCGTTCGCGCTGGCGTGGTCGCAGTCGAGATCAAACCCTACACGCCGCAGTGGTATCGCTGGCGCGATTACAAAAAAGCGCATGGGCAACCGGTTTCCTTCATGGAAAGCCGCGCGGCGCAGGGCGAAAAATGGTTTGAGCGCAGCGAATGGCCGCCTCCCGTCGATCGCGATTCGTTATCGGACGGATTAGGGCAAATCACTCTGGCAGGCGGAGGTGGGACATGACCCCATCAACATTTTCAATCGGCGATGTGGTTGGCTTCGTTGAGCCCGAACCGGCCATCGATATCGCGCCATGGCAGGATTGCCGCTGGTACATCCTGCAGACGGAGCCCAGCCGCGAGTTCACCGTGACGGCGAATCTCACGTTGCGGCGGGTGCCATTTTATGTGCCGACGCATGTGAGGCCTGCGCATGTGAACCGATATCGCGCGGGACAAGCCAAGCCTGATGTTCATCGGCCACTGTTTCCCGGCATGGTATTCATCGCCGACAACGTCGCTGAAGCCAAGGATCGCGCTATCAGAGTGAGCTATGGCGTCGCCGCGCGGCCGTATCTGCATTTCGGCGAACATCGCGCCGTGATGGATGCGGGACAGATGGCGATCGTTCAGGGCATTGAAGCGTTGCTGCGGGATCGTTACGAGGCGCGCCGCCGACGCGAGACCAATGGCAAGGTCGAAATCCGGCATTTCGTGGGCGATGCGGTGCGCGTTCATGTGGAGGAACTGCTCGGCGGCGAAGTCGGGGTCATTGACGACATAGACGAGCGCGGGAGAATCACCGTACTGATGAACATCATGAAGCGTAAGGTCCGCGTGCGGATGACGCAGGACCAGGTCGATCCAGTCTAAACGGGCACAGCCGGAAGAATGGAGCGACAGCGGCACGGCGCAACAGGCGCTCCCGCTACGCACGTGGCCCTCGCAACAGGCGAGGCGTCACGCAAGCGAAGCTTTGCAAATAAGCGGTGATTGGTAGGCCCGGCACGGCAACGTGTCGGGCTTTTGCGTTCATAGGTAGACGCGGTTGCCAGATGCCTTCTGACGCCGCGCCATCTTGGACGTTTCCTCCCCAGACTTTGGGCCACTTGCCTCAACGCGAGTGGCCCGGTTCTTTGGTTGGTGTGCGGGTCCTCCCTGGCGAAAATCGAAAACGGGTCAAATCGCCCCGGCCATTCGGCAGTCTGACCCCTAAAATCGAGCCTAAACACCTAAAGAGGCGGCCTAAAGAACGCCTAAAGTATCGAGGGCGAAGTGAATGCTTCACCGCATGGCGCAGCAGTTTCAAAAGGCCGCTTCGCCGAACTGACAAACGTCTCGCCAGGTCGCGTGTCGCAATGGATCAGCGAGGGCAAGATCAAACCCGATGCGCTGATCGGCGAGGGTCGCAACGCCAAGATCAATGTCGAGAAGGCAACGCTGCAGCTTCGGGCGTCGCTCGATATCAGCCAGCGCACTGGCAATGGGCTGGATACGAAACTCGATTTGCCGTCGCAGTTGTCATTGGCGCGGACGGAACCGCGCGAAGCATCTGACCAGACGCCTTCAACCCCGCCAGTCAAAGATCCGATCGAAGAACAGATCAAGCGCGAGCGACTCGACGCGCTTCAACGCGCGAACCGGCTCAAGGCGATTGAGGAAGCGGCCGCCGCAGGCAAGTTCACCGAGACCGCCGACGTAACCCGTCAGATGGGACAGCTTGCGGTTCAGTTGCTCGCGGTGATGGAGGGCTCGCTGTCGGAAATCGCCACGGCGATATCGGCCAAGTTCCAAATCCCGCAGCGAGATGCGCTGCACCTGATGCGAAACGAATTCCGCAAAGTGCGCGCGACCAGCGCCAAATTATTCCGCGACCAGGCGGCGAGCATGCCGGCGACGATCGAGGCAGAGCTCGACGAGGAAAACGAGAGCGAGCCGCCGCGTGGGAATCCAACTGGCGAATCCAGAACGCCTCATGATGGATGCGCTGGCGAAAGCGACGGAGCCGCCGCCTCCGGTTGATTATCTGAACTGGGCCGAAGACAACATCGTCTTCACCGAACGCGAGAGCCCGTTTCCGGGTCCGTTCAATCCAGCAATGTTTCCGCACGTTGCGGAGATCCTCGCGGCGCTTTCGCCTGATGATCCGTGTCGCATCGTCACGGTCGCGGGTTCCGCGCAGATCGGCAAGACGGTCATCGCGAACATCTTCATCGGCGGTTCGATGGCGATGGACCCCTGCGATTTCCTCGTTGTTCATCCGACAGACGACAACGCGGGACGATGGTCGAAGCTGAAATTGACGCCGATGCTGAAAGGCACGGCGTCCCTCAAGACGCTGTTTCCGGAAAAGTCTCGCGACGGTTCGAACAGCGTCCTTCTGAAAGAACATCGCGACGGTCTCGGCGCCATCCTGATTTCCGGCGCGAACTCGCCGTCGTCACTCTCCCAAGTCTCGATGCGTCGTCAGGTCCAGGACGATCTGTCGAAGTGGGAAATGAACGCCGCCGGCGATCCTGAAGCGCAGGCAGACTCGCGATCTCGCGCTCACGAGTTTGCAAAGATTCTGAAAGCTTCAACGCCGCTCGTCCTGCCTGGTTGCCGGATTACGAAAAGCCTTGAGGCCGGAAGCCAGGAGCTTCCCTACGTTCCATGCCCGCACTGCGACCATATGCAGGTGCTGGAATGGGACAACATGCTGGCGGCGCTTGATCCGGAAAAGCCGGAGGAAGCGCATTTCACTTGCGTCGATTGCGGTTGCTCAATTGAAGAACACCATCGCCGCGGAATGTTGGCGCGTCTCGAATTCAGGGCGCAAAACCCTTCGGCGCGTCGCGAACATCGGTCTTTCTGGATCTGGTCGGCATATTCCTATCTGCAATCGTTCGAGCGTATCGCGCGCGAGTGGCTGAAGGCCAAAGGCGATCCTGCCGCGGAGCAGACGTTCCTCAACGACACTGCGGGCCAAGCTTACAAGGCTGCTTCCGAAGCGCCACCGTGGGAAAAACTTCGCGACCGCGCGTCTCAGTCGCATTACGTGCGAGGAACGATCCCCGCAGGCGCACTGATCGTCACAATTGGCATCGATTGCCAGCAAGATCGCGTCGAATGGCAGGTCGTCGGCTGGGGCAGGGAGCATCGGCGCTTCGTCATCGAGTACGGGGTCATTCCGGGGCACATCTCGGACAAGATTTGCCAGGAACGTCTCAGTGCGTTGCTTGGGCAGCAATGGCCGAACGCCTCAGGCCGAAAAATCGCGAGCGATCTGTCGGCGATCGACGGCAACGCGTGGACCGAAGATGTCTGGGAGTTTGCGCGCAAGCATCCAGCCAGTCAGTTGATCATGGTGCGCGGTTTGGGTTCGGATTCCGCGCCGTTGCTGGCAAGAGTGCGCAAGGAACGCAACCAGCGTACCGGCAAACTGCTGAAATACGCGAAACGCTTCTTCAACTTCGGCACTTCGGTGCTGAAAATGGCGCTCTATCGAAATCTCGCCAAGGAAGACCCGCTTTCGCAGGGTTATATCGCGTTTCCATCGGGTCTCGACGACGAATATTTTCGCCAATTGACCGCTGAGCGGCGCACTCCGGAAAAGCGGCACGGTTTCATCGTCTATCGATGGACGAAAGACGAGTCGCAAGCGAACGAAGGCCTCGACACGCACCTGCAGGCTGAAGCCGCCGCGATCAAATTCGGTGTGCGCGGACTTCCGGATGCGATCTGGGCCCGCATCGAAGCCGAACGTGAGACGCCACCACCGCAAGGCCAGCCCGAATTGTTTGATGCGCCGCTGTTCGGCGGCGAACAGCAAACCGTCAAGCGCCAGCCTGCAGAGAAACCTGCCCCGACCTCGCGTTTCCGACGGTCAAGTTCCACCATGGATTGATGATCGATGGCCGCAGACATTCCAACCCTTGAAGGCCGTCTCGAGGCGCTGAAGCTGGCGCTGACGAACGGTCGTTCTGAGATCAGTTATGCCGGACGCACGACAAAATATCGCTCCGTGCAAGAGATCCAGACGGCGATCAAGAGTGTCGAGCAGGATATCGCGCGACTCAACGGCAAAGCGCTTCGCCGAACCTACTATTTCGACTCGGCAAAGGGCCTGTAGGCATGCTCGCTGGATTGGGGCGTGCAATTGCCGGGGGCCTGAAGGCATGGAGCGGCGGCGACGGGTCTGGACTCGAGGCGGGCCGCATGGGCAGGCGGCTCGGCGGCTGGGTGCCTTCGCGATCGCACGTTAACACGCTGATCAACAGTTCGGGCTCGAACACGCTCGCCCGCGCTCGCTTTCTCGCCCGCAACAATGGATATGCTTTCAGCGCTGTCGAATGTTTCTCGTCGAATCTTGTGGGCGCGGGAATCACACCAAGCTGGAAGTCTCCGCTTTCGGAAGGCGGCGACAATGCTGTCGCAGAAGCTGCGGCCCAAAAGAAATCGGTCCATGCATTGTGGGCGCGCTGGGTCGATGAGGCCGACTGCGAAGGCGTCACGGATTTTTACGGACTGCAGAAACGCATCGCGCGAGAGATGTTCATAGCGGGCGAAATTTTTGTCCGTCTTCGGCCCCGGTATCTTTCGGATGGACTGTCGATCCCGTTGCAGCTTGAACTTCTTCCATCTGAGCAGTTGCCGGTTTGGCTGAACATGCCGCTGGCGAACGGCAACTGGATTCGGCAGGGCATCGAGTTCGACAGGATCGGTCGGCGCGTCGCCTATCATTTCTGGCGCGTCAATCCCGGCGACATCACGCTGGCGCCGAAGTTCGGCGAGCGAATTCGAATTCCGGCAAGTCAGATCATCCACGTCTTCGACCCTCTCGAAGCCGGGCAGATCCGTGGATTGTCGCGACTGACGCCGGCGATCGTAACCTTGTGGATGCTCGACATCTACGACGATGCGGAGCTTGACCGCAAGAAAACCGCCGCGCTGTTCAACGTTTTCATTCGCCGCGCCGACCCCGATGGCGAAATCTTCGACAACGAGAAAGCGAAGACCGCGCAGACGCCGGGGGCTGCGGCTGACGAAGGGCCGGCCGCCGTCAAGCTTGAACCCGGTGCGGCGCATGTTCTCTTGCCGGGAGAAGATATCTCGACGGCGGCCCCTGCGGACAGCGGCCAGTCGTTCGAGCCATTTCAGTACCGCATCCTCACGCGCGTCTGCGCAGCACTCGGATTGCCATATGCAGGCGTGACAGGCGATGTCCGTCAGGCCAGCTATGGAAGTCAGCGCGCCGCGATGATCGAAGCGCGGCGCCGCGCCGAAGCTATTCAGCATGGCGTGATCGCGTTTCAGTTTTGCCGCCCGGTGTTTCGCGCGTTTTTGGATTCTGCACATATCGCTGGCGCGTTGAACTTCGATGGATATGCCGACGATCCGCAGGATTATTTGCAGATGGATTGGATTCCTCCGCGCTGGATGTGGATCGATCCTCTCAAAGATCGTCAGGCGGAAATCCTCGCTGTCGATGCGGGCTTCAAGGCTCGCTCGCAAGTCATCGAAGAGGAAGGCTACGACGCGGCCGAAGTTGATCAGCGCATTGCGGACGACGCCGCGCGCGCCGAGCGTCTGGGCATCACCCTTCAGGGCTCGCAAGGCTTGAAGAAACTTCTCAGCGAGCCGCCACCCGACACTGTCGATGATAGCGGCAACCCGATGGGCGAGGACGCTACACCCAATGAAGATCGCGAGCCGACTTCGTCGCCTGTCAAAAAGACCGCGCCGCCGAAACCGAAGCCGCCCAAGGCTCATTCGGTCAGCCCTTACCGGAACTAGACGATGACCATTGCTTATCCTCATGTCGCCGAACGGTTGTTCGGCCATGCGCACGCGATCGAGCCCGCAGCATTGCGCGCGATCGTCGAAGGGCCGGTCGGTCGCCGCGTTCTTTCGGGCGCGCGGCTGGAAGGCAAGGAAGCGAAGAAGTCCGGGAAGATGCGCCGCGAGCGGCTGTCCATGGTTGTGGAAGCCGAGCCGGTTCGCAGCAACGACGGGATGGCCGAGTTCTTTCTGACGGCGGAGGGCGTTGCGATCATGTCCGTAGCCGGCGTTCTCTCGCGCCGCTACGATTGGCTGGCGGCAATGTGCGGCTGGACCACTTACGACGCGCTTAGTGCATCTCTGGATGCAGCGATGGCGGACTCGCGGGTCAAGGCAATCTTGCTCGATGTGGAGAGCCCCGGCGGTGAAGCGAGCGGCATGCTCGACATCGCCGACAAGTTTCTCGCAGCGCGCGATGTCAAACCGATCTGGGCGGTTGCGAATTCTTATGCGGCCTCGGCCGCCTATGGGATCGCCGGTTCGGCCTCAAAACTTTTCCTGCCACGGATGGCTGCGGTCGGGTCGATCGGAGCCGTCATCGTTCACGTCGATCAGTCAGCGGCCGATCAGGTCGATGGCCTGAAATACACGGCGGTGTTTTCCGGTGCCCGCAAGATCGACGGCTGGGAACATGCGCAGCTCTCCGCGCAGGCGCGCGACGGATATCAGGCGCGAGCAGACCATTGTCGTCAATCGTTCGCCGATCTCATTGGTCGGCAGGGCCGCATGACATCGAAGCAGGCGATGGAGACTGAAGCGGGTCTCTATGTCGATGCCGACGCGGTAACCAACGGTCTCGCCGACGGTGTCGCGACCTTCGATGAAGCGCTCGCGAATCTCACGGACCTGATTTCGAAAAATTCACAAAGCCGCATGGCGGCACGTTCAACCGAAGGAGCCGCGTCAATGTCAAAAGAAAATCTCGTCTCGACCCTTTCGCCAGCGGCAACGGAAGACGTTAAACCGTCAGGCACGGAAGCGGTCTCCGAGCCGGTCAAAGCCGAGCCAGCGGCGGCGGCGCCAGCCAAGCCGGCACCTGGCGAGACGTGTTCGACCTGCGGTCAGGTGATGCCCGGCGAAGATCCTGCCGACCCCGACACCAAGACGACAGAAGCGTCTGCCGGTGAGTACACGGTCGAGATGGCGACCGAAACCCTGGAGCTATGCGCGATCGCCAAGCTCCCGGCCGCAGATGCAAAAGCATTCGTTGCCGCGAAGACTCCGGTCGCCGGCGTGCGCGCCGCGCTCGCGAAGAAGGCTGCGGATGATACCGACGCACTGCCGGTTCATGGCACGTCAAAGCCCGCTGCGTCATCCGAGACCGAAACCGCGGCTGCGTGGGACAAGGTCGTGGAAGAGCAGAACGCGAAACTTGCTCAGAATTCCAAGCGCTAGTTTTTTTGTCAGCCGCCGGTCTTCCGACGACGGAGCCGCGACGCTGTGTTTGCCATCCGTCGTTGAATCCACGGTCAGCAAGGGAGCTATTCCATGACCACAGGTATCGTTCAGACTGAATCGAAGCATCCCGGCAGCTTCATGGTGAGTGAGGCTGACGGCCGCTTGTCTCGCGACAAGTTTACCGTCGCCCTTTCGCAGACGCTGGTGCCGGGGCAGGTCATCGGCAAGACGGCTGTGATCGGCAGCGTGACGTCAAGCGTGGCTGCCGACGCGGGCAACACCGGCAACGGTATCTTCACGATCGATGGCACGACGCCTGTTTTGGCGGGCGCCAAGAACGGCATTTATCGCGTCATCAACATGCTTGTGTCCACAAACAGCGGCGAGTTCGTTGTGTTCGATCCAAAGGGCAAGGAAATCGGTCGTGTCGCGGTCGGCGCCACGTTCAGCAACGAGATCAAGTTCGCGATCGCGGATGGCAGCACCGATTTTGCGATCGGCGATGCCTTCTCGGTCACCGTTGGCATCGAAGAAACCGACTATCAGGTTGAAGCGCTCAATGTCTCGGGCACTGATGGTTCGCAGCGCGCCGCCGGCATCTCGTGGGGCAGCTATGTGACTGACGGATCCAACACGGTGAAGGGCACCTTCATCACGCGAAACGCCGAAGTCCGAGCATCCGATCTGACCTGGCCAGCCGGCATCACGGCCGTTCAGCAGGCGGATTATATCCGGCAACTCGAAGATCTCGGCATCGTCCTTCGCTAAGTAGGCGCGTTTTTTCTTCAACCCTGCGTCGGCGAACACGTCCGACCTCTCAGGAGACCTGCAATGATCACTATGGATGCATTCCGGGCGGACGCGTTCTCTGCGACCTCGCTCACATCGGCAGTCGACAAGCTCGGCTTCGTGCCGCAGTTCCTCGGCTCCATTCCAGGCCTGTTCGTGGATGCGCCGGTGCGCACCACGGCGGTGTGGATCGAAGAGCGCTCGAACGCTGCGGCGCTGATCCAGACGTCGCCGCGATCTGCTCCTCCGAACACAAAAGGTGCCGAGCAGCGCGCCGCGCGCGCTTTTTCGACCAAGGCACTGGGGACCGGTTCCCGGATCATGGCGGACGAACTGCAGAACATTCGCGCCTTCGGTTTGGAAACCGAAATGAAGACGCTCATGAGCGAGGTTGCTCGTCGGCAGCTTCTGATCAAAAACGATATCGAGTTGACCAAGGAGAACTGGCGGCTCGGGGTTATTCAAGGCGTTCTCAAAGACGCCGACGGCACGACAATTTACGACTGGAATGCCGAGTTCAATCAGGCCCAGGCGTCGGAAGTGAACTGGGATCTGCAAAACGCAGCGCCGGCTTCCGGTGTGCTGCGTCAGCAGTGCAACGCGACCGTTCGTCACATGACCCGCAGACTGTCTGGCGTGGGCGGGTCGAACATCAAGATCATGGCGGCCTGCGGCGATAAATTCTGGGATGCCTTCACGGCTCATCCGGAAGTTCGCCAGACCTATCTGAACTGGATGGCTGCGGCGGACCTGCGCACCGGTAATGCGTGGGAGACGTTCGACTTCGGTAACATCACATGGTTCAACTACCGCTCGACCGACGATGGCGACACGACGGACACCCCGACCGTCGGCATTCCCTCGACGCGCGCCAAGTTCTTCCCGGTCGGTGCTGGCATCTTCCAGATGGCCTATGCGCCGGCGCCCCGCATGGAGTTTGTCAACACGCTCGGCCTGCCGACCTATTCGTGGGTCGTCACCGACGACAAGCGTGACATGTGGGCGGACGTTGAAACGTTCAGCTATCCGCTGGCCGTCTGCACAATGCCGGGTGCGCTGCTGAGCGGCAAGCGCACCAGCGGCGACTAAGTCTATTTGCAGGCCCGCCTGGGAAGACCGGGCGGGCTTGCGACTTGTAGGGGGGCCTCGTGGCAAAGAAACCAGCATCGAAGCTTCCGTCGTCCATTCGCTTGCGTCTGAGCGCGGGCAGGCACGCGGTCAATGAGAAGGAAGCCGAAGTGCGCGTCAACGGCGCACGCATCGCAGGCGGCACCGGGACATTTGAATTCGATCTGCTCGTTGAGACATGGGTCGATATCGTGGTGATGCGATGAGCACAGGCGCCGACAACGCGCAGATCGCGATCGACGATACCTATGCCGAATACGGCCACGCTGCATTGTATCAGGCCATCGCCGGCGGCGAGCCTAAACAAGTCACCGTTATTCTCGACCTTCGCGATCCGAATTCACGCATCGACGATGGCCGTCCGGTCTCCGGAACAGCTTTGCTGGAAGTACGGACGACAGACGTCGCGGCTCCAGCGAATGGCGACACATTTCAGCCCGGTGAAATCGTCAACGGGACGTTCGTTCCGGGACCGCGAACGCTGACGGTCTCGAACAGGCCGATGATCGATGAAGAAGAAGGCCTCGTCTGGAAAATGTGGGCGGTCTGATGCTTTCGGGAAATGTGGACACCGGCGGCCAAGCCAATTTTGACGATCTTGTTTCGGAAGAATTCGGACCTGCCGCCATTAGCGCCGCGATCGCGCAAGTTGCGCGCGACGCGATCGCTGAAGTCTCTGCGATCAACGACGCGGCTCTCGGCGAGAGTGTTCCTTATAAAACTCTCGTTGATGGCAGCGCTTCTCAGAATTTCGAGAGCGTCCGTCCAGACGGTGCGATCGTTGCGATCTTCGATCTCAAGACCGAAGCGCTGACATGGATCGAGGAACAGCTTATTCTGCATTCGCCGGTGCGCACCGGCAGATACCAGAAATCCCATCGCGTCTTCGTGAACGGGGTACAGACGGCGATCGCAGACATTCCCCCCGATGTTTCGCAAATCGTATTTGCGCCGCTGTCGTCCTATGCGCCAGAGATCGAGCCGCACGACGGCAGGCCGGGTGAATCCCGAAAAGCGCCCGATGGGGTTTATCAAGCGGTCGCCGCGCTCGCGCGACAGCGCTTCGGTCAGGTTGCCGATATCAGTTTTACCTTTTTGTCGATTGCCGGCGCCGATCAACCGCGCGCGGGTCGAGCGCCAGCGGCCGAGCCTGCCATTATCGTGAATTTGTGAGGACATCATGGCGAGTGCGGCGGTTAAGGCGGCGGTTGAGACGCGGCTTGCGGCATGGCCGGGACTTTCGAGTTGTCCTTTCTATGACGAAAATGATGTGGCTGCCTTGCCATCACAACAGCATCTCACGATCGAATATCCGGTCGCGAACGAAAATCGGATCAACATCGGGGCGAAGCCTGCGATCTTCAGGGAGACCGGCTCCATCCGGTTCATCGTGCACATTCTCAATATGAGCGGGCTGACGGCGGCGCAATCGCTGACCGATACGCTGCGCGACTGGTTTCGCGAACAGACGTTTGATGGCGTTTCGACATTCGAGGCGGCGCCCGTTGCCTTCGACAAGTCGAACCGGGCGGGAGCGTTTTACCTGTTGCCGTTCGTCGTGACGTATCGCTTTGACCTCGTGAGATAGGCCGCAACTCTTTTTTCCAGGAGCTTCACGCTATGACGATTCAATCCACCAACCGGGTCGCGATTGCAAAGGTCCGTGAAACGACCTTTGGCGTGACGCCGGTCAATCCGGTTTTCAAGGCCATCCGCGAGACGTCCAGCAGCCTGGCTGTGAATCCGCAGACGGTTGTTTCAAATGAAATCCGGTCCGACCGGCAGGTCAGCGATCTGATCCTTGTCGGCGTGCAGGCGGGCGGCGACATCGGCGGCGAGATGTCGTTTCAGACCATGGACGACGATCTGGAAGAGGCGCTGCAGGGGAGCTGGGCCAATCTTCCGAACATCACTGTCGCTACGTCGGACACCGAGATTTCGGATATTTCCACGAACACGGCCACGGTCGCGGCCGGGCTCGGAACGCCGTTCAAGGCGGGCATGCTGGTTCTGACCGGCGGTTTCACGACGCTGGCGAACAACGGAATCGTCGCGCGTGTTGCGTCATCGACGGGGACGACGGTCGTGTTTCCGGCGGCGACTTTTGCCGCCGAGGCGGCGGTGATTCCTGTGGGTGCTTCCTTGCGCACGGTCGGCTTCGCTGGCGTGTCTGGCGATCTTTCGGCGGTCACTGCGGGCGGCAATGCCATGATTTCGACCGCGCTCGATTTCACGACGATGAATCTTCAGCCTGGCATGTGGGTTCGTCCGAACAATTTCGCGACCGCCGCCAACAATGACTTCTGCAGAGTTTCCGCAGTGGCTGCGAACCGCCTGTCCTTCGACCGCGTCCCGGTCGGCTGGACTGCGGATGCGGGCACCGGAGTCATCATCTCCGTCTTCGCTGGCGATTTCCTGGTGAACGCATCGACGCTTAGAACCTCGACCATCGAGCGGCAATATCTCGATCATTCGCCCGTCACCTATGAATATCTGCGCGGGCAGGCGGTCGATAAATTTTCTGTCACAGCTGCCGCGCAGAAGGTGGCGACCTACACCAAATCGTATGTCGGTGCCGATGGCATCACGCAGACCGTGCGCGTCTCGGGAGCGACGGATATCGCCGCGCCGACGAACGACGTGCTCAACACCTCAACGAATGTCGGACGTATTGGTTTTGCCGGGACGCCAGTCGCCGGGCCGAATTTCGTCATGAGCGCGAAATTCGATATCGCCAACAATCTGCGCCGCCAGATCGCGGTGGGTTCGCTCGGCGCCATCGGCATCGGCAACGGCGAGTTCACCGTCACCGGAACGCTCGGGACCTACTTCGGCGACAAGACCGTTCTCGACAAGATCATCAACAACACGCTGACGTCTTTCGATATCCGGCTCGGGCGCACCGACAGCAACAATCAATCCCTGGTCTTTGATTTTCCGAGCATCAAGCTTTCGTCCGGTTCGCCGTCGGTCAGCGGCAAGAATGCGGACGTGGAGCTCTCGGCGTCGTTCCAGGCGATCCGCGATTCGACGCTGGGCTACACGCTCGGCATCACCCGCTTTTGGTATCTTCCGTAAACGAGGGACGTTTTTGTCATGAAGCTTTCAGCCATCAAGTGTGATTCCGCGCTCGCGGAGCAGGGTGATTGGGTCGAAAATATTCCCGATCTGATGGGGATCCGGATCAAGGCCCGCGGGACCAACAACAACGATTACCGCCTTCTTGAAGGCAAGCTGGTTCGCGAAATTCCGCGCGCGGACCGGATCGAAGGGGTCGCTCCGGCCGATCAGGATCGCATCGCGGGCACGTTGCTGCTGGAAACCGTCGTGCTCGACGTCGAAGGCCTGACGCAGGACGATGGCGTGACGCCGATCAAATACACAAAGGAATTGGGCAAGCAACTCCTCCTGGACCCTGATTTCAAGGTGTTTCAGGCTGGCGCGGCCTATGCCGGCATGATCGTGGCGCAGCGCCGCAAGGCCGACGCGGACAACGACGCAAAAAACTGACGGACGCCCTGATCTGGCAGCTCGATTGGGGCGATAGTTTCAAAGCCATCACCGATGCGGCGCTTGCCGCCGGCGTTGCTCTGTCTGAATTGCCCTGCGTCAAATCGCAGGTCGAGCCTCGAGGCGAATTGCAATTTTACTGGCGAGCGTTCGGCGCGCTGACGACCGATCGCCAGCTTGGAATGGATCGCGGGCCGATCCCGTGGCGCTCGATCCATTGTTACGCCGAACGCTACGGCGTCGTCGGCGAGGAATTCGAACGCTTAAGCGATCTGATCCGCGCCATGGATCGCGCCTATCTGGACTATTTCAGGAAAGACTGAAATGCCATCCATCGACACCATCCGCACCGTCACCGTCAAGGGTCAAACCGATGGCGTCAATGAAGCGACAGCAGCGCTTAATCAACTGACGGCGTCGATCGCTTCCGCAAATGATAATCTCGCCAAGAGTCGTTCCGTCGCCCAGGATTCGAATGGCGGTTTCCAGTTAACCGCCAATGGCGCGCTATTGGCCGCTAACCATCTGCGGCAGGCGGCGGAAGCTGCTTATACGTTTTCGCCCGCGTTCCGGGGTGTCGTGAACGAGATGGCCGTGCCGGCGTTGGGCGCGGCGTCCACGGCGATCGCCGGCGTCGCGACAGGCATGGTGACGGCAACGAATTACGCCGGCACCGGGCTGGTCGCCCTGGCGGCGCAGGCCGAGCGACTGAATCCGAATCTGACGGGAGTGGCCTCTGGCGTTCGGTCCACCGGTCTGGCGATGGAGGCGTTTGCGCCGTCCGTCGGGGGCGCCGCAGGTGCCATGCTGTCGTTTCTTTCGCCGGCCCTCAAATTGGTCGGCTGGTTTGCGC